CTTGCGTTTAATGTAATCATATTAAATCCTCTCTACTACGTCTATTTCTATTCTGACAGTACCGTCATTTCCATAGTTAACCGTCTGAACGTTGTTTGCTAAAGATACCCTCATGTATACTGTAGAAGTAACGACGTTACCTCCAGCAACTAGTGTGTCTGGTATTGTGTCAACTCCGTTTGAAGCGACTTGATATAATTTTGTGTGATTGTCATAATTGACGTATTCACCTTTTGAACCTTCTGAACCTGAAAGTGTTGGGATTCGTATATAGAATATCCCGTTTTGTCCATCTTGTTCATTTAAGAATGATATAATTTCACCAAATTCTTGTTGCTGCATTGGTGGGTATACCAAGCTCATTTCAAATCTCTGACCACCAATCTTTCTTGTTAAGATTTTTCCTGATAAAGATTCTGACCTGAGTGTGTTTGTTTTGCTTCTTATCTCGTAAGAAGATGGAGCTGGGCTCTCTGGTAATAGTGGGGTTGGCATAACTGCTCCTAAAATAAATTAAAAAAAAATTAAAAAAAGTGTTGCATTTGTATAGTAACTCTGTATAATAAGTTTTATAATATAAAGATACTTAACTAAAGGAGTTAAAATGAATAGCGAACTAGACAGAATAATAAACAACGGCGACATCCTTGCTGACTTCGAAATCAGAACAAGAGATGCTGTGAAATACAAAAAAGCATGTAAGATTGTTCAGAACTACGTAACCAACTTTGCACTTACTAAAGAGTCTTCAAACGAAATGCTTCACAGTATGTGCTTTATGAGTGACTCACAAACTGTATGTCTTGGATATAATGGCAATACTACTGATTTATCAGACTTATATAAATCAATAGAGTCACTTGGCGAGTTTTACATGAAAGGCTGTCTCGTAACTCCTGTTGCTAACCAGTAGTCTTAGCTATAGAAATCGGGGAGCCAGTGCGGCTCCCTTTTTTCGTTTTAGAATGGTGAATTTTGAGCGTTCTCGTTATAGATATCTCTAATCATAGATTCAAACTTACCTCTATGTTGTAATAACATAGTCTCAACACCGTCAGCATCTCCACCATTAACATTAAAGTTAAGAGTAGGATTGTTTGTTGTGTTTATGGATTGGTTGTTTTGATTCGCTAAATAATTAGATAAATCTTTGTTGAGTCTGTTATCTACGACTCTCTCACCTTGTTCTAGTAAATACGTACCACTGTTAGGCACGTTATCGATTCCGTCATGGAACTGTCCTTTGACACTTTGAGTCTGTAAGGCTGCTGAAGCCATTACTTTTAGACCTGCTGGTATCGCTGCTGGGAATCCTAAAGCCATAGCTTTCATCATACCTTCTGCAGTAGACATAGCGATTGACTTAAGTGCAAAAGCTCTCTTAAGCATAAGCAGTTTCTTAGAACCTTTAGCGCCTTCGTCTAGTAAGCTAGACCAAGAACCTTCGGCCATCTCTGTTGTCTTAGAGTAGAAGCCTTGCTGGTATTTTGCTAGTTCGTCCCATTGAGCTTTTATCAGAGACATAGTGTCTTCTGACATAACTAGTGGATTGTCTGTGGTTGCGTCTGTAAGAGCTCCTGTTGAGCTTTCAGCGTCACCGTCAGTGTTACCCATTACTTGCTTTCTAGTTGCCTCTAGGTCGAGCAGGCGCTGCTTAAGGACATTTATGTCATTAGTCACAGCTTCTGTGTCTATAGCAAAAGAAACGGGGTTCTTATCATCTAGAAACGGAATAGCGTTATAAAGTTCAAGTAAAGTGTTAATTTTATCAGCTACTCCGGATAGTACGTCGTTTAATACTGAGAAAAAGGTTAACTTCCATTTGTTTAATGCTATAAGCATGTGTGTGAATGCTTTAGGTATATCCACGGTGAAGAAGTTCATTATTGAGGTTTTTACAAAATCAAAATTCTGTACTATCTTATACACAGCGACAGATAAAAGACCTAGCGCTGTTATAGTTAAGCCTATAGGGTTCATCAACATAGCTGCGGTAAGTCCTAGAAAAGATTTAGTTAATAGTCCTACTGCTAAAATAGCTGCTGGTATAAAGAATACAGCAAGCTCGTCTAACGAGTTTCCAATAAACTTAAATACTGGTTCTGATTTTCTCATAAAGTCTGTAAGTGACTGTATAGAGTTTCTAGCAAACTGCTGAAGACCCTGTTGTGAGAATATCATTTGTAGTTCTTCAAACTGAGACTTCATTAGAAGCACGTCTCCATTCAAAGAGTCCAACTGTATAGCTGCCATTCTTTCAGCAGCGTCAGCGGCTCCTGCGAGCTTCTCTTGAAGTTCTGCAGCACCTTCTAGACCTTCGTTCATGAACTGCATCATAGAAGAACCAGCCCTTGCTCCAAAGATTTTAACCATGTCAATTTCGTCAGCTCCGGCAGTCTTGAGGTCTGTTAAGATGTCGACGAGGTTTCTCATGTTACCTTCAGTGTCCATTGTGTGGACTCCTAGTTTCTGTAGTGCCTTCTGCTGTCTTGTCATTGTGCCTGTAGCTGCGCCTAAAGCCGCCTCTGTGACGTTACCTTGGTTAGCTAGTTGTACAAAGGATTGACGTAAAGCTGTACCGGCTGTTGAGCCCTTGATACCAGCGTTAGCCATCATACCTATAAGAGACGATGTCTCTTCAATAGACATACCCATAGCTCTCGCTGAAGGGGCTGCGTAGCCCATAGCTGTCGCTAGGTCTGTTAAATTAGTATTTGAATTTGCTGTGGTTACTGCTAAGACGTCGGCAGCTCTGCCTAGTTCGTCTGTAGTCATTCCCATTCCTTTCATTATGTTGGTCATAAAGTCAGCCGTATTCTGTACGGATGTCTTTGTGGCAGCTGCTAGGTCTAGGGTTGGTCTTAATGCGTCGTTGATTTCTCTAACGTTTAAACCAGCCTGTGCGAGGAATGTACCTGCTTCTGCTGTTTGTGTCGCGGTGAATTTAGTAGCTTTAGCTGCTGTACGCATAGACATAGCCAGAGAATCAATCTCTTTTCTTGATGCATTTGTCTTAGCTCTAACGTCTGCTAGTGCTTCATTAAAGTTACCTAAGGCTCTCATGGATGTTGCAGTAAAAGCGGCAGCTGTAGCGACGCCCATGGCGGCTATAGCTTTACCAGCTCTTTCAGAATCTTTCTTCATTTTATTGAATACTCTTCCTGAATGTGCGCCAGCCTTGTCTAGGTCCTTTCTAAATTTCGCGGAGTTGGCAATAAGGTCGACAGATAGTCTAGATATTGTAGCCATTGAATACTCCTTTTATTTGTTTTTAATTCGTCGTGCGAATTTGTTAATAGATTTATTTAAGTGTTTTCTAAAGTGCATAAATACTGTTTTTTCATGCCCTTGGATTGCCGGTCTTACAAACGGCTGTGCTTCCATGTTATCTGTGCCATACTCAAGCTGTAAGGCTTGATGACCAGTTCCGCCTTCTTTGTGTGACTTTCGTCCTACAGAAGCCGACGCTATCATAGATGCTTTCTTTGAGTACTTCTTAAGCCTACTCGGTGCTGTGGTAGCTGATACTCTTATGGTGTCTTTTAGACCTCCAGTATCTACTGCTATCTTATTTTTCATACGTTCTGCTACCGGTTTAATAGCTTCACGTCCAGCCTCTCGGGCTGCTCTTTTTCTCAGCTCTAGGTCTAGGTCATTGAGTTTTTTATTTAACTCTTTTAGACCTGAGACCTTAACTGTTACTGTATTTTTAGCCATTGTTATTTTTCTCCGATAAATCTTTGAATATAGCCATCTGACTAATCTGTTCTTGTCGTCTATCTATCATAGACATCTTCTTGGGTTGTGTGTATATAGGTATAAAGTCTGTGGGCTGTAGGGCTTTGTTCTTCTTTCCAGCTCCAGCACAGTTAGCCACCGTAGCGGCTACAAGACCTGCCCGATAATCTGCACGCTGTTCTCCGAACGGCTCTATAGAATAGTAAGCCATCCACTCAGCGAGCTCACGGGATGATATACGATTTTCAAGTTCACGTACTGTCATCCCGAGATGACCAGCTAATCTAAATTTAAATCTTCTGGTCGGGTCTCGTTTTAGTTTCCCTCAAGTTCTACAACGTCAGCATCTGTCATTCCTGACATTTGTCTAGCGACATCAAATAACTTGTTTACAACTTGTGCATTTTTAGCACCCAACGCAGCTGCGTCAGAGTCCTTAAAAAGTCTTTTACCGTCTTCATCTACCAAGCATAGAACAACTAGTCTAGCTCTTAGGTTATCTAAATTAGCCGATTGTCCTATTGATGATTCAAACGAATCTCTTTCTCTTGCAGTAAGTCCTCTAACGTTTACTGAACCATTCCACTCTGGGAGCTCTACGGTCTTAACGTCTAGGTCTACTACTTTTAAAATATCATCTCTGTTTAACATATTTTTATCCTCCACGGATTTATAGATTATTAATTAAATTGGTTAACAATTGAAAGGAGCCCGTAGGCTCCTCTCGTTGTTCGATTTTTGTTATTACTGATTAAGCAGTTGCTAAATCAAAAGTAACTCCGCCATCAATAGCGATTTCAACTGTTGCAGAAACAACATCTTCAACCGGTGTGTCGATTGAATATGAAGCAATGTAACCAGTGAATTCAGCAGTTGCGTTCTCTGAACCACTAATCCATCTGATTGCAAACGTTTCAGCTGAACCGTTATCGTAAGCAGTTTTTAAAGCAGCATGAGAAGTATCTCCACATACCCAGTTTAATGTTAGGCTTAAAGTGCCTGAATCTTTTTGACCAACGAGTTTTCTTTTGTAGTCATTACCATAAGAATTAAATTCGATGATATTTGCTGATATTTCAAGAGTACCTACTGAAGATACTTCTGCTACTTTAGTAGAAGCGTCTATAGTTCCGCCGATTGAAGCAGTCTTATGTAATTCAGTAGCTAACCCATGAAAAGGTGCGTTTATATTTGACATAATTATTTCCTTTTATATATATAGTTATTTATTTCACGTGAACGTTGATATCTATAGTCGCTCTATAAAGATTTAATTTCTCTTCATAGATGTTAATGACGTTACGACAGTAGCTTCCAGATACTTCAAGAGTATCTAAAGAGCCATTGTAGCCATTAAAAATAGTTATCAACTCATTTGTTAGATTTCTAGATTCACCATAAGTCGGTGAGTAGACATCTAGTTGGATGTTTGTCTCTGATATCGGAGACACTGAGCCTACCTGAACACTTGGGTAACCGTCATATACTGAGTATACGATTGAAGCTGTCGTCGTGTTTTGAGGTAACCTTTGAGGGTATACATTAGATGTATATCCTAAAATTGTCGAATTGTTAAGGAGAAAGTTTCTCAATGCTATATCTATCATTTATCTCTCCTCACATATTATTTGAATCTGTCTTTGCTTATGTTGTACATGTGACACAGCTATTATTTCTAGCCTTTTTCCGTCAACCATGATGTAAGACGATTCGTCTAAGCTATTTAATGCAGTATAGTATCTAAACCGTAAGTCATACTTAACGGTTGATACCAAGGCTTGACCATCCTTATTCTCACTATATGGTCTAGCCATCACTGAGCAGTAGAATGTTCCTATCGATGTATGTGTTAACTCTATTTCACCAAAAGCATTGGTAGATGAGTCTGCTGTAAATATTTCAGCTTTATTTCTTAATCTTCCGCCTTGCATAATACCTACCTCACCTTATATGGGTGTAGTAAATCTTTAGCAGCTACTAGTGGCTTAAGCATGGTTATCCCCGTGCCTACAACTTCATTTTCTCTATTTTCAAACAGAGAAGATGCTATTAGTAGTATTGCAGATTTAACTGAAGCCGGTACGCCCGCAGGTAATACACCGGTTACGTATTGTATCTTTACAACATTAGCCTCGCCTGTGACAACGTCAGTTGGCCAGTCGTTGCCTATTGCTGGATATACGTATCCTTTATTATTTTTGTTAATTAGCCTGTAGGAGCTTGCGTCAACTGTAGTTAGAACTGCGTCATTGTTATAGTATTCTATTGAAGAGATACTGTTTATTAAACCGCCTTTACAAACAAAAGGAGCCTTTGCTCTTTCTAAGTAGTTTGTTTGTTGTGGGAAGCAATCGAAGTATTCTTCAAGACCTATTAGTCTGAAGTATTGTCCTGTATATTGTTCCGCCCATAAAGTTGCGGATTGTAAAAATCTTTCTGCTTCTGTAGTTTCAGCTGCATCTGGTGTGAACCTTATGTGCTGAAAGAATTCGTCAGTTGTTACTGGAGTTAATCCAAAAGAACCTGTATCTAAAAGACCGTAAGGGTCATTAGCTAGGCTCCATGTACTACCGTCCCATACTTTTAATTGTTGGATTGTAGTGTCTAACCATAAGTCGCCCACTATTGGGCTTGATGGTGCCGTTGCAGAAACAACAGTCGATGTTAGGCCTACTTCTAAGACTGCTAATCGTGACTCGATGTCTGCTGGATTATCAGATATTAAAGATATTGTAGAGTCTGGATTTCCTATGAACAGTTTGTCGTCTGCAGAGTTATAAAAGAGCTCTCCAGTTAATAATGATGTAGGTAAATATCCTGCAACATCACTTCTATTGATTTGTAATGCCATAATTGTTCCTGTTAATATTTGTTTTGAATAGTGATACTTGGCGACTAATTAAGTTAGCCGCCGTTGTATCGTTTGTTTATGTTTTATTTTTTAGGATTTGCTGATTTGATTTCAGTTAATTTATCCGTAGAGTTCTATATTGCTGTTGTGGTTAGTGAACCATCATTAGCAACATTTAGCCTGTATTGAGTTCCGTCGGGTGAAGTCATAATGACTCCATTCGCAACTTCTACATCGTCAGCTTTTGCAGTACCAGCTAGATATAAGTCTCTGAATCTTATACTGTTGCCGCCTAAGTCTGTGTTGCCATTATCAAGGGCTGCTGTATTGGTTGTAGGAGTAATAGCTCCAGCTCCAAATCTTAGACCTTTGTGACCTGAAGCAGTGCTAAGAATTGCTAAATCGCCACTTACAGCATTGATAGCTCCAACCGAAGTACCATCTTTTCTAAAGTCTGCAATAGTTCCGTCACTAGTCATACGATTAAAGAAAGCAACTGTGTTTCCACTTCTAGCTATTTGTAGAGTACCACTTGCACCAGCAAGTTTAAAACCTGATAC